TTTTCTGATCACCCCTAATGAAATTTACTGAAGAAGATCTCTGGCAAACCATTCAGACTTTGGGATGGCAACCCATGGATGATATCCATATTGAGATTGGTGGCACCTCAGTCTATGAGATTGATGGCGCTGGCACCAAGTGGGCACCTGTCAAAGGCACCCGTAAGTACAATAAGGATGCTTTTATTGTGATCAAGAATCGATCTCGTGATGAGTTTGTCCCATCTAAGGCACCTGAACCTAGTGAAGAACAGAAATAACCGTGACCTCCCTCTAAATAGTTAGACGGGAGGTTTTTTCATATGAAGGCAGGAGATTTTTTCCGAAACGGTGGACGGTATCTTGATCGTATGGATACTTTCTTTGACAAGGCACTGGGTCGCAATGGAAAAGAGAACCGTTTTTTAACTGATATTGGTATTGTAGAGGTAGCAGGGTTTACTGTTACCACAAGAAATGCTGCTAAAAATTATGTAACCTCACCATTCCAAGACTTCAATGATATAAAAGGAAACTCTGGAAAAGAAAACTCTGCGAAGATGTTATTTGATCTGGTGTGTAGGCAAGGTCTTCGTGGTAAAAATAATATTGAATTTACTTGCAACTTTCCTGGTGGTAAGGGTGTATCAAGGCGAGTAACAAGTGTGGATCTTTATCTTGACTTAGAAGACTTTGCAAAAACTTCTGAGTTTGGTGGTCAGATTAAAGGTGGTAAAAAAATTAATATGGGTAATCAATATGAAGATGATCTTACCCAATCTTTGATTGATTATTGCAGCGGTCAAGCACCTAAAAAATATTCAGAACATGTCAATCAAATTGTTAGCGCATTAACTGAAAAATATGGTTCAGCACCTACAAAAGCAATAGGCGAGGGTGGCAAGAATCAAAAACGTCCTCTAGCAAAGAAAGGAAATAATATTATTATCTCTGCAGGTGGTGCAACTACAAATAATATTGGTTCAACTCTTACAGATATTACTTTGGAAGTAGATGGTAAACCTGTATACATTTCAGTAAAGTTTGGTAGCACATTGTCATTCTTTAACTGTGGTATTCGTAGTAGTGGCAAAGGTAATCTAGCTTTATTTCCAGAGGCAAAATTAAAAGCAGGTGAGATTCCTGATGATGGTCGTGATTACCTTGAGATGTTTGGTATTGATCAGCAGAAATTCTTGGATGTGTTTGCTAACTATGGTAAGGGCACAGGTACTACGGTAGAAAATCACATCGAAAGAACTACCTTGTCTCCTAATGGCAAGAAAGCATTGCAAGATATGATTAAGAGTGGTGTTGGTTATGGTTACTGGATGTGTCATTACACTGGATCTGATTTGAACTTCTATGAAATTGATCAGAACTACATGAACAAAGCTGCTACACTGGTTGGAAATTCTGTAGAAATTAACTATGGTGGCGCTGGCGGTAGAGGCAAGCGTATTGATATGATATTTGAAACTCAGTCATATGAGTTCAAGTTCAACATCAGGAACAAACAGGGTGGCGTCTATCCTACCCACACCAATGGAGATTACTACAAGAAGTAATGGCAAACATTAAGCAACTCAAGCACTTAGAACACCTGGAAGATGAGATGCTCAACTATGGAGTTGAGGGTTGTAAAGCTGCGGTGTCATTCCTGAAAGAACTCAAGAAAATGTTGGGTCATCAGGAGAGCAGTGGTTTCATGCAAACAAAATGGGATGGTGCTCCATCAGTTATTTGCGGCACAGATCCTCAGACAGGGATGTTTTTTGTTGGCACTAAATCTGTATTTGCAAAGACTAATCCTAAGTTGTGTTATAGTGAAGAACAAATTGATGGGTGGTATGAGGGAGATCTTGCAGAGAAATTGAAGTTCTCTCTTCGTTATTTCTCTACTCTTGGTATTACAGGTGTAGTACAGGGAGATCTTCTTTTTACATCTGATATTAAAAGAGAAACAATTAATGGGGAACTACTCTACACTTTCAGACCAAATACGATTACTTATGGTATACCAGTTAACCATCCAATTGGGACAGCAGCAGGTAGAGCGAAGATTGGTGTGGTATTTCATACCCATTACACTGGTGATGTAGTTGCTGACATGCAAGCACGAGCAGGTGCTGATGTAAAAGGATCTGCTGATGCTTTAGTTGTTCAGAATGATACACCTATGCACCGTGTTGGTTTCTCAAAAACAGAGATGAAAAAATTCGATACATATATCTCAAAAATTGAACGTATGTGTCATGTATGTGGTGATTTTCTTGATGAGTTGGTAGCAAAAACTGGCACAACTGGTGACGCTAAGTTTCATATTGCATCATATTTAAAGCAGTTCTTCAATAGTGAGATTAAAAACGCTCGTAGCATTGGTAATGTGGATGAAGCGATGTATGACATGCTCAATTTCTACGAGGAAAAAACTAGTAAAGAACTATCAAAGATTAAAACAGTTGCAAATCTGACTAAGAAAAGAAACCTTGTGTACGGTAGTCAGAATTATGTTGTAGATAATGTCTATAAGTTCAAAGCAATGCTTGCACTATACAAAGAACTACAGGCAGTGAAGCAAATGGTTATAGATAAACTGGACCACCTGGAAGAGTTTAGAACATACGTTCAAACTGACAAAGGATATAAGGTTACAACTCCTGAGGGATATGTTCTTCACAAAGACGGCAGTATGATTAAGTTCGTCAATCGCTTGGAGTTTGCATACAACAACTTCACTCTTCAGAAGCAATGGCGTTAAATTGTAATACTTGCTATTTCACATTTGGTAGGTTTCAACCACCTACCACAGGTCATAAAGAAAACTTTGCTGGTGTAAAAAGTGCAGCAGGTGGTCATGACTATCGTATATACATTTCACAGACTGTAGATGCCAAAGGTAGCAATCCATTGCCACCTGATAGAAAGTTATACTATATGAATAAGATGTTTCCAGAACATCGTGGTAAAATATATTCTGGTCCTAAGCAACCTGTAGCAATCTTACAAGATCTAATGCTGGCAGGGTATAATGAGGTTGTATTTCTTGTAGGTTCTGACAGAGTTAGTGCCATGCAGTTCCTCCATAAATACAATGGAAAAGATTTTTCGTTCAGAAAGATCGAGATTAAGTCTTCGGGAAGCAGAGATGCTGACGGGGACACTTTTGCTATATCTGGAACGAAGATGCGTCGTGCAGCAGCTGCAGGAGACTTCAAAGTATTTCGTTCTGGTATACCTAGAGCATTGACTGATCGTGATTGTCGCTCTCTCATGGCAGAGATTGCAGCAAACTTGCCTAAAGATTTTAAATGAAAGATTTCAAGAAGTTAAGAGAAGAAGCACTGCGTCAACAACAGAGGCAGGAAGAAGTATTCAAAGAAGGTGATGTTGTTAGATCATCTAAAAGTGGTGTGAAAGGATATATTCATAGAATTGGAGGTAACTACGCTATTGTTATTTCTGAAGATGGAAACATGTTCCGTGAATGGATAAAGAACATTAGATCTATAAATAATACGAGAAGAACCTCCCTTTAAGAAATGAAGAAACCAGATCCAATTAATAAAGTACATAACAACGATGAGTTTTCATCTGGTTTGATGGAATCTTACGGCAAGTGGATGGGTGGCGATTGCTTCCAGAACACTCAAATGCCTGACCTTCATGAAGCACCATTTGATGGTATGGATCCACAGTCCAACGGTGCTGAGATTGAGCAGACTTCTATTAAGAAGAAAGAAGTAAAGAAACCATCTGCTAAAGCACAACTAGCAACCAAAGAAGAGTACGAAGTTCTTGAAAGAGAAGAGATTGAAATTGACGGCGAACTCTATATCCTAGAGAAGAGAAGATATGCCGCTGAAGGTATGGCACAAGCAAGAGATAATGTTGGTGCTTCTACATGCTGGAAAGGATATAAGGCAAAGGGAACTAAGAAGAAGGGTGGTAAAGAAGTTCCTAATTGTGTGAAAGCGGGCGACGAAGTAACCCATGACGGTGAAGAACTAGAAGAAGCAAAGAAGGGTCTCTATGCCAACATCCATGCAAAGAGAAAGCGTGGTGAAGCACCTGCAAAACCAGGCAGCGAAGACTATCCTGCTAAGGATGCATTCAAGAAAGCAGCAAAGACTGCTAAGAAAGAAGAGGTTGAACTAACTGAGAAGAAACTCGACCCAGTTGGTAAGGCAGATGCTGACATCGACAACGATGGTGATGTAGATAAGTCTGACAAGTATCTACATGCACGTCGTAAGAAGGTCACCAAGATCATCGCAATGTCGAAGAAGAAAAAATGAAATCCTTTGATAAGTTCCGTGAAGAGTGCGGTTGCGATAAAAAGGAAAAGAAGGTAAAATCGAAATTAAAGAACAAAAAGTCTGGTAATGTAGAAGTGATGCCAAATGTTCCTGATGGCGATAAGG